GGTAATTCGGACCGCGCTCGCGCGCTGTTGCAGGCTGGTCCTAAGGGGGTTCCGGTTTTCGGTCAGGGGTGGTGCTATGGAGTTTGAGCTGCTCGATCCGCGTTTGCTGAAGCCGCACCCCAGCAATGTGCGTAAGCACCCCGAGGAGCAAATCCAGGCGCTCGCGGCCGGCTTTCGCGAGTTCGGTTTCCAGGGGGTGGTGGTCATCGACGAGGGGGGGGGTGATGCTGGCCGGCCATGGCCGCCAGCGTGCGTCGATCGCGGCCGGACTGGACGTCGTGCCCTGCAAGCGCGTACAGGGCTGGTCCGACGCCAAGAAGCGCGCCTTCGCGATCGCCGACAACCGGGTCGCGCTGAGCGCGGAGTGGGACGACGAGCTGCTGCGCCTGGAGCTGAAGGACCTGCTCTCCGGCGGCGAGGTTGACATGCAACTGCTCGGCTTCGGCGACAAGGAGTTGAATGAGATGATTGCCACCGCGCCTGACGCCGGTGCGGGCGATGGGATCGGCTGGACGGAGGACGATGCGGTACCGCCAACGCCCGACGCTACCCAGACGATCACGCGGCTCGGTGATGTGTGGATCCTGGGCGAGCACCGGGTGATGTGCGGCGACTCCACCAGCATTGCCGATGTGCGCCGCCTGGCACCGCAGGACGTCGATCTGTGGTTGACCGATCCGCCCTACAACGTGGCTTACGAAGGCGGCACCTCCGACGCGCTGAAGATCATGAACGACAGCATGTCGGACGACAAGTTCCGGCAGTTCCTGCGCGGCGCCTATGCCGCCGCCGACGCGGCAATGCGCCCGGGGGCGGCGTTCTACATTTGGCATGCCGACTCAGAGGGCTACAACTTCCGCGGCGCGGCCCGTGATGTCGGTTGGCCGGTTCGGCAGTGCTTGGTATGGCGCAAATCCTCGCTAGTGCTGGGCCGGCAGGACTACCACTGGCAGCATGAGCCCTGCCTGTATGGATGGAAGCCTGGCGCTGCACATCAGTTCTACGGCGGACGCAAGCAGACCACGGTGCGTGACCTGGCGGACGTCCTGCCATTCGTGCGCATGGCCGATGGCCGTTGGCAGATCACGGTCGGCGGCCGATCCATGGTACTGGGCGCGGACGTGGTGGTTGAGTTGCCTGACGCGACCGTCATCGATGAGGCGAAGCCGAACCGCAATGGCGAGCATCCCACCATGAAGCCGGTGGCGCTGTTCGAGCGGCAGATGCTCAACTCCTCCAAGATCGGCGACGCGGTGCTGGATTCGTTCGGGGGTAGCGGAACCACCTTGATTGCGGCGCAGAAGACGGGCCGCCGCGCCCGCCTCATGGAGCTGGATCCGCGTTACGTCGATGTGATCGTTCGACGCTGGCAGGACTATGCGGCCCAGCAGGCGGTCCTCGAGGCCGGCGCCGCCACGTTCGATGAGGTCACCGAACAACGCCGTACCTACCACCCGAATCCATGAACGCGCCGAGCAACGTCATCGGACACGATGCCGCTGCGTCGTTGCTGCGGTTGACCCCGGACCAGCTGTCCAGGCTCGCCGGGGCCGGGGTGGTTCGCCGCGCCGGGCCTGGGAAGTATGTTCCGGCCCATCTGATCCGGGACTACATCGAGCATCTGCACCAGGAGCCGGACCGTCGCGAACGCGCGCCCACGCAAGAGGAAATCGCGACACATCTGGACATGAGCGACCGCAATGTGCGGGAGGTATTGACGCAGCTAGGCATGGACCACAAAGAGGCGGGCATGTCGCAGGTTCGTGTCGCCTACATCCGCCGCTTGCGCGAGCAGGCAGCCGGGCGCATGTCGGCGGATGGAGAGGGCCTCGACCTGGTGCAAGAGCGCGCCGCGCTCGCCCGCTCGCAGCGCGAGGCGCAGGAGATGAAGAACGCCGTGGCGCGCGGCGAGTTTGCGCCGATCGGCCTGCTGTCCGATGTGCTGGGCGCCGCCTCGGCCGGCGTCGTCGATCGCTTCGACCAGCTCGACGGCACGCTGCGCAAGGTCTGCCCCGATCTGCCCGAGGCCGCCCGCGTCGCAGTGCACCAGGTCATCGCGTCGGCGCGAAACGAGTGGATCCGCGCCACGGCTTCGCTGGTCGAGGCACACCTCGAGCAATTCGACGACGACGCCGACGAGGCCGAAGAGGCCGACCAGACGCTCGGCGCCGAGGTGGTGCCCGAATGACCCTCAAGCCCGGCCAGCGCATCGCCAAGGAGGCGCGCATTGCCGTGCTGGCCGCGGTTGTGGTCGGGCTGGCCGCCATGCGCGCAGATCCGCCGCAGCGCCTGAGCGACTGGGCGGCCGAAAACTTCAAGCTGGCCGGCGAATCCAGCCACCAGAAAGGTGCCTGGGAGTCCTGGCCTTTCCAGATCGGCTGGATGGACGCTTTCAGCAACGACGACATCGAGCACGTCGACGTGCAGAAGTCCAAGCGCGTGGGCTACACGAAGACGGTGGCGGCGTTCGTGGCTTACAACATCGCGCACCGGCGCCGCAAGCAAGCCGTCTGGCAGCCCACCGACGACGACCGCGACTCGTTCGTCAAGAGCGAGATCGACCCGGTCCTCGACGGCGTGGCCGCGGTGCGCAGCGCCAGGCGCAAGGCCAAGGTCGGCATCCACAAGGACACGATCAACTTCAAGAGCTTCCGCGACTCGGTGGCGCACTTCCTTGGCGGTAAGGCGGCGCGCGCCTACCGCCGCATCACGGTGGCGGTGGCGATGCTCGACGAGTGGTCTGGCTTTGACCAGCAGATCGAGAAGTCCTCCGACCCAGGCACGCTGGCCAAGGGCCGGCTGGAGGGCGCGCCGTACCCGAAGTTCGTGGGGGGCAGCACGCCGCGCATCAAGGGCTTGTGTCACGTCGAGCGGTCTCGCCTGAATGCCGACGCGGATATGCGGTACCACATCAGATGCCCGCACTGCGAGGCCGAGCACCCGCTGTCATGGGGCGGCAAGGACGCCGCCAGCGGCATGAAGTGGACGCGCGGCCAGCCCGACACCGTGCGCCACGTCTGCCCGCACTGCGGCGGCGAGATCCGGCAGGGCGACTACCTTCGAGCCTGGCTGGGCGCCTGGGTCTGCATCAAGACGGGGATCCGCTACGGCCAGGACCGCACCTGGCGCGACGCCTCTGGTGCGCCGATCCGTCCGCCACGACACGTCGCCTTCCAGATTTGGGCGGGGTACAGCCCGCAGCGCACCTGGCCCGACATCGTGCGCGAGTTCGAGCAGGCGCATGCCGCGCTGTCGACCGGCAACGTCGGCCCCATGCAAGGCTTTGTCAACGAGACCCTCGGCGAGACATGGGAGGTCGTCGGAGATCGCACCGAGGAGCACGCCCTGCAGGCTCGTGCCGAGCCGATCCCGCTGCGCGTGGTGCCGGTGGGCGGCCTGGTGCTCACAGCCGGCGTCGACCTGCAGGGCAACCGCTGGGAGATCGGCGTCTGGGCCTGGGGCCGTGGCATGGAGTCGTGGCCCGTTGACCACCACGTCATCGAGGGCAACCCTTCGGATGAGCGCGACTGGATCGCGGTCGAGCAGTACCTGCATCGCCGTTACCCGCAGGCCTGGCATGGTGGCTCGCTCGGCATCGACGCCATCAGCATGGACTCTGGCCACCACACGCAGGCGGTTTACAACTTCGTGCGCCAGCAGCAGGGCCGACTGCGCGTCTTCGCCGTCAAGGGCGCCAGCGAGGAGGGCAAGCCGATCAAGGGTGTGGCCTCCAGCCAAGACGTGACCTGGCGGGGCCAGAAGTGGCCCAACGGCGCAAAGCTCTGGTTGGTCGGCGTGGACACCGCCAAGGACCTGCTGCACGGCCAGCTCGGCATCGCCGCACCGGGACCTGGCTACGTGCACTTCAGCGACCAATTGCCGCGAGAGTGGTACGAGCAGCTCACCGCCGAGCAGCGGATCCTCGCGCGCACCGCGACCGGCGAAAGCTACCGTTGGGTCAAGCGCCGCCCGCGCAACGAGGTGCTCGACTGCCGTAACTACGCGCTGCACGGTGCCTACATGCTCGGCCTGCACGCCAAATCAGACCGTGAGTGGGTACGCATCGAGCAGGCCGTCCAGCCCCCCCGCGACCTGTTCTCCACCGATCCCCAGGCCGCGCCCCAGATCATCACCCCGCAGCTCGCCGACCACCCCGCGCCGCCCGCCAGGCCGCACGCCGCGCAGCACCTCCCGCTGCGCCCCGCGGCCGCCGCCCAGGCCGCCCGGCCCACCGGCCGCCAATGGTGACCCCACCCATGCCAAAGACCCCCGCCCAACCCGCCGC